AATAAGTATTGACAAGTAATGGAAACATGTGTTATACTAGCGGTATAAATTGAATTGTTAACTAAAAGAGAGAACTATATTATGAACAATATCCTTCAAATCGAAACTTCTGCTACTGTTGGTAAATGCCCTTGGGGTATCGGTACCGAGGTATCCAACGACCTAACTCCTATCCAGATGATGCAGAAAGCAGGCGTCGACTGGACAGTTGAGAAAATCCCTTCATTCGTACACCATAACGGTGAGCAAATTGCCACTGGTATGGAGGCACTCGTCCGCTCTACTGACTCTAAAGTACTGACTCAAGTCGGTGGTAACTGGAATCCAGTTCAAAACGAACAGGCATTCGAATTCTTCAATGATTACTGCTCTGCCGGTGATATGGAAATGAGTTCTGCGGGTTCTTTGAAAGATGGTAAGATGGTCTACGCATTGGCCAAGGTCAAAGAGTCGTTCGATATCCTTGGTGGTGACCAAGTTGATTCCTACCTTCTATTCTCTAACCCACATGAGTACGGTAAGTCAATTGACATTCGATTCACTCCGGTTCGAGTAACCTGTATGAACAGTCTTGCTCTTGCTCTAAATCGTACTTCGGTAAACTCAACCAAGATTAATCACCGTAAGGCATTCGATGCTGAACAGGTTAAAGTCACTATGGGTCTTGCCCACGAGAAGTTTGACCAATACAAAGTAATGGCAGAGTTGTTATCAAAACGACAGTTCACTGCTGATACTCTGATTCAGTACTATAACTCTCTATTCCCTTCACAGTCTCCTGCTGCTGAAGTTAAGACTTACAATGACCTTGCTCCAAATGCGAAGAAGGCGTTTGAGTTGTTAGAAACCCAGCCAGGCGCTGAGTACGGTCGTGGTTCATGGTGGCAGGCATTCAACTCTGTTACCTACTTAACTGACCACCAGTTGGGTCGTACTGCCGATGGTCGAATGACTTCTGCGTGGTTTGGTGCCAACCAAGTCAAGAAAAAGAAAGCTGCGGAACTTGCGGTTGAAATGGCGGTGGCGTAATGAGTGGATGGAATCTGATACTAAACTCAATGAGAACGCCAGATGGGACTGTAATCCAGTCCCGTCACCGGCATGACTTTGTTACCCATACTGATGAGAACGGTAAGGTGTATATGGTTGATGGTGGTCTGGATTATATTAGACGCTCTGTTCATGAAGATCAAGTAGACCTATCTCTCTATGACGACCAACCTCACGAAGTTCAGCGAGTGGTTCTCTCATGGGGAACCTATGGTATCAATGGAGACCAACCATTGTCGTATATTCGTATTGCTGATATGGAAACTGGTCATTTGGAAGCAGTACTAAAACTCAATGTGAACGCGATTCATAGAGCATGTATGGAGCATGAATTATTATTGAGAGGTGTGGAATGAAATATTTTTTGATAGAGGAGTGGGATAATGATTACAACTGTCGGACTCGTACGTTCGCACTTCAAGCAAGGTGTCACGAAGACGCTAGAGAAATCGCAAGGTGTCACTCAAGTAGCGCATATGACTATATGGTTCATTCAGAAGTTAGCGATTCTGTTGCGTCATCCTTCCCAAAATTAGGAGATATATAATGTTAGTAGATATAATTTCAGTGATAGTTTCTTTAATACTAGTAGTGTTAGGTCTCATGGTGGTGATGACATCTACCGAGATGCTCAGCGAACGCAGACGACAGTACCGTGAAGGTACGCATGATTACTATGGTAATAAAATTGAAGACGAGGAAGACAAATGAAAATTGAAATATCAGACGATTCGATTGAACGGATTATGTTAGCTGAACTCTCTCAGAGTTTGGAGTGGGCCCGTAAAGATTTAGCGAGTTACGATAAAGGCGTTAATGTCAATATACATGTGGTAAACGACCCTGAATTAGACAAAGAAGAACTCCGCAAGGATATTGATGCGTACGAGCGAATCTTGTCTTACTGGAAAGTGCCTGAATAATGACTATGCCGAATGAACGCAGGCGGGCGGTAAATAACACGCGGCAGTTCCTAGTTGATTTAATGGATCCTAAGAAGACTCCTAGGGTTCCGTCCGAAGTACGTAAAGAAGCATATCATTGTTTGAAACATTATCCAGGCGAGTACTACATGGAACAAGCCGCCGAACAGGCGCCAGAAATATTTGGTGAATGGGATGCCGCGCACGGAGAGAAATGATGAGTGACTATACACCAAACAATTGGGTTGTCATTAAATTTACCCAACAAGTAAAAAGTGGCAACACTGGTTACGGACGAAAAGAAAAAGTCTTTTACAAAGTGCTCGGTGGTTGGTCAGGTGGTTATCTCGATGGCGACTCTTGGAGACTGAACAGTGGTATCGTTGACGTTGAAGAGACCGCTGATTCTTTTATCTTTATTGGTGGTAGTGGTAGTCGATACATATGCGACAAGACTCAGGAATGTCTGAGAATGAATACTGCCGGTATATGGAAACAAATGCAGGAAGTTAGTGAAGGAACTTCAGGGGATGTTAAAGTCGAACTGGTGGAACCTGATGACAAAAGAACTTGTAAGGATTGGAAGGAGCTACTAAGATGATGACCCCTAATGAAATGAATAACATCAATAGATTTGAAGTGATAGACTGCGAAGGCCGTACCTACGTTCGTTACTTACGTGAAAATGAAAGTGTTCAATACAGTCTACAAGACGATAATCGCACCCTCAAAATCTTTATTACGCAGGACGACTCATAGATGATAGACGACAATACTGAGATACAAATAAGTTTAAAAACTATCATTTCTGTTATTGTGGCAGTAGTTGCGATGACCAGTGTTGTCGTACGTTACGAAATCAAAGTAGATTCTCTTTTAGCTAAGATAGGTAAATTGGAGATACATATTCAAAACTCTAGTAAAATTATTCACGAAAACTCAGAGTCAGTGAGAAGTTTACAAATAGAACAAATCAAACAACAAAAAGATATTCAATATATTACACTAATTGGAGAAACAGAATGTCCGAAGAAGTAAAAGCAGGAAATGATCAAGCAGGTGCTAGTGCATCAGTAGGTACCGAACAAACAGATAGCAGCGTAAGTGCTGGCGCAGGCGTTGAAGCACATGCCGGAGCAGAGGCGAATCAGGAAACTCGTATCGATGGATTCGGTGATGTGGAAACTGGTCAACACGCACAGGCAGAAGTACATATTGACGCAGGTGCTGAGGCGGGATTTGATGGACGTAATGCGACAGCTGAAGCAGGCGTTTCCGCAGGTGCGAGTGTAGAAGCGGGAGCAGATGTGTCAACAGATGTTGGTGACGTGACAATTACTACAGGTGTGTCTGCGGGAGCAAAAACTGAAGCAAAAGCAGGCGTGGGCGGTAGTGTCGGAGCAGATGGTGTCGAAGGACATGCGGGAGCGGTCGCCGGAGCAAGTGTTGGTGTTGGAGCATCCACTGGCGCATACGATGATAGCGGCAATGGTGGACAAGTAGGCGCAGGCGTAAGTGCGGGCGCACAAGTAGGTGGTAACGTTAGTGGAGGTGCCACTATGGATGATGGTGTTGCTACTATTGGTGTTGATGGTAAAGTTGCTCTAATCGTTGGTGTTGATGTTGATGCCAGTGTTTCAGTAGATACCAAACCAGCACAAGAAGCAGTTGTCGACGGTGCTAACACAGTGGTAAAAGAAACTACTAAAGCGGTCGAGCAAGTTGCGCAACCAATCAACAATGCGGGTAATGCTGTTGTTGATACCGGAAAGAAAGCGGGAGACGCAATCTCCAAACCATTCAAGAAAATTAAGACGCCTTGGTAAGACTTGACACCCAGACTATAATCGTGTATACTTCACATATAAATTATTAAACAGGCAATGAACAATATGGAAACCCCAAAAGAAGATAAACGTACTACGCAAGGTCGTAAACTCGATCTCCTTCATTTCCAACAGGCGATGAACAAGGACACTACTTATCAGGACGATGTAGAACAGTTTATGATGATTGGTGGTCAGGAAATTCCGTGCGAATTATCAGGCCCACATCTTTATGCTACTCCAAATGAAAACCATGACCAGATTCAATTGTATATGGATTTGATTACTGAAGAGTATATTGAGTGTTTAGAGGCGTACAACGCAGGCGATGTTGTAGAGGTTGCTGATGCTTTGGCGGACATGGTGTGGGTTATCATGGGTATGGCATCAAGTCTTGATATCGATTTTAATGATGTCTGGCAGGAGGTCAAACGATCTAACATGAGCAAGTTTGTCGATGGTGTTGCTGTGCGCAATCCAGAAACTGGCAAGATTATGAAACCGCCGACTTTCAGTGAACCTGATTTGAAAACAGTACTATTTGGAGTCCAAAATGACTAATAAAATACAAAAGGTAGAAACCGAAATCATGGACTGCTGGAGAGTGGTAGATGATGTCGACGTTTTACTCCAATACTTTGGAGATGATGAGTTCTTTACTGGTATGAAACCAGAACATGCTGACAAGATTATGAATCTGATGTTGGGTGTTAAGGAATTATACTCAGTAAAATTTGAGAGATTGTGGAGAGCATACGAAGAGAGTCTCGGTGAGTATTACGACTATGAGAAGGAGGCTCTTCGGTCTAGAAATACTATTGATTCCATGCTGTCTAATCTCGAAGCAATGTTTAAGGATGAAGAACCTGTTGCTGATGAACGTTATTCCCAAACATCTGAGGATCTACATGATTCTGGTCGAAGACTTAATGATGCGAGTCCCGAAGAATGGGATAGGGTAACGTTTAGATAATGCCGACCTATACGTATAAATGTAAAGAGTGTGAACACCAGTTCGACATACGTCAAAGTATGTCGGACGATAAGTTAACTGAATGTCCTGTATGCGAGAAAAAGACACTTGATAAGATAATCGTGCCGGGAAATGGTTTCCAACTCAAAGGTAAGGGTTGGTTTAATAAAGGCGGATATTAATTATGGCGGTTGAATTTAGGTAATTAGATAAATAGATAATAAAAGATGTCTATTATGAAAATTAAACTAAGTACCGCATTAATTTTGTTGACTATATATTCACTAGTCTGGGCTTCTGTAGCAGTATCGATAAAAAATGAATATATACTACTATCGAATCAAAAAGATATCGAGCATCAATTGCTTGTACAACGATACGATTTTGTCTTAAGCAACTTACTAGAGAGTTGTAAGAACAAAGAAGAGATAGTTATCGGTAAAGCGACATATCAATGTTATTTAATCAGTAAGGTATAGATCATGGCACAAACGCAACAACGACGAAGACAAGTCTACGAAATATTCGAAGAGTTCTCTAAAGCAACCAATAAACAAAGTCGATTAGCAGTATTGGAAAAATACGCATCCGTCGGAGCGTTTAAGGATATCCTTCGAGGTACCTATGATGACACTCTAGTATTTAACCTACCTGAAGGTAGACCTCCGTTCACTCCAAACAAACCTGAGTCAGTACCTTCGACTTTGTTGAAGTTACACAAACGATTCGGGTTGTTCGTCAAGGGTGGGGCTGGCGATGACCTCCCAGCATACAGACGCGAAAGCATCTATGTTCAGACGCTAGAATCTATTCACCCCGAAGACGCAGAATTTGTCGTAAGTATGACGAATAAGAAAACCCCCGTTAAATTTTTAACCAAAAAACTAGTACAGGAGGCATACCCATCCCTAATCAAATCTTAATTATGATCTGAAACTTAAACTTACTTAGGAGTATCATATGTTAAATTTAGAGAAGCAGTTATATGTCGCATCATTGCGACGAAGAAATTCATTATCAGAGCGAACGAGTTATCGAACATCGAACGCAATCCAGAGTTATTTAACTTACTGATAAGGAGGTGACGCATCTCTTCAAGAACGTATGAGTGAGATTCTTGTCGTATCGATTGATTAAAATATAGGATGGTCACATTATGCCAAATTATGATTTCAAGCACAACGAAAGCGGAGAGACACAAAGTGTGTTTCTCCGGATTTCCCAATATGACGATTGGCGTAAAGACAATCCCGATTGGGAACGCTACTATCCACAAGGTTCCGTACCTGCTATAGTATCAGGTACCAAGTCTGCGCTTACTATGGCTGGTGCTGGTTGGCAGGAACATCTAAAACATATCAAGAAAACATCTGGTAAAGATAATACCATCAAAACATAGAGTATTAATAATATGAATCGCGAAGAAGTATTTGAGCAACTGAAAATTGATGAAGGAGTTGTCTATGAGGTTTACCTCGACCACCTCAACTATCCTACGTTCGGCGTGGGTCACCTTATCAAGGAAAGTGACGGCGAGTTCGGCGCTAAGGTCGGAACACAAGTTTCCCCAGAAAGAGTTGCTGAGGCATTCGACCAAGACCTCGACACAGCAATCTCCGAATGCACTGTACTATACGGAGACGGGTTCTCTTGTCTACCAGACGAAGTCCAACAAATCTTGGTTAACATGATGTTTAATATGGGTCGACCGAGACTGAGCCAATTCAAGAACATGAATACCGCAATTAATAATGGTGATTGGAAAACCGCTGCTATTGAAGGTAGGGATTCGCGTTGGCACAAGCAAGTGACAAATCGTGCCGAACGATTAATGGTAAGGTTAGAAAATGTCTAAGAACGCAATATTTCAATACATGATTGTAAGCGATGCGGTAGACGCACGTGGTGATATTAAAGGATGGGATGGAACACGTTCTTCTTTATATAAAGAAGTAGCAAGTATCTCTCGTAAGTCCTTCGAACATTATGCCAAACATATTGGCGCAGATCATATCTATTCTGATGAACGTGTCGCTACCAAGGGACATGGGTGTTCAACTTCTCTATTACATGAGTGCGCACGTATCTGGTTAGACCCCATGTTTGATCAGTATGACGATGTACTATTCGTTGATACAGACATTGTAGTAAACACCAAAGAAGATATTTTCGACCATACTCAAAGTGGTGCCGAAGTCTATGGCGTACTAGAGTCAGACTTCGTTACCGCAAATGGTGGTGGTTATAACTCTTGGGATTATAAAGAATCTACATATCGTGACTTTGCTCGTAAGTTTGAGATGCACGACTGTCCTATCGTCCCCGTGATGCCACCTAATCGTCCGTCTAAGATACTTATCATGAATACGGGTGTTGTCATATGGACTAAAGAGGCACGGCTCAAAGCGCGTAAATTGTTTGACAAGTGGGAAGATTGGTGTTATACTGGAGACTTCCATATGTCAATCATGAATGACCAACCGTACATCTCAGCACAGTTGATGAAACATGACTTTGATGTAGAGACCATTGACCAGTCGTGGAACGACAGTCCGCACTACGCCACCGAAGAGAAGTTCTTTGATATTGCTAGGTTCTGTCACTATACCGGTGGTGAGTGGAAGGTCGACATGGTCAGGCACTGGAATGATCGAAGGTTTAAGGAGATGCCGTGGGAAAGAGCATTAATACCATGATAGACAAAGATACGGTATTGGCTATATTAGATGAAGAGTATAGTAAATGTCTGGATGACATGAATGATATCGATAACGGTAATCCTATGTTATACGCTATTGCTAAGAATATAGCAATGATACAGACTCTACGTACACGGATAAACGAAATTAGTTAAGATATTTTCAAAATAAGCCTTGACAGCCTCTCTGATTTATTGTATAATACCTAGGTATTTGAATGAACAGAGAGGTTTTTTTATGGAGTATGAAGACTCAATTATTGCCCAAACGATAAGACGTTACATATATGACGCAGAGAATCCTGATTGGAGTGCCCTCAAAAGAGAGTTATTAGTAGAGTTGGGGTATACAGAAGAAGAAGTATTTTATATAATGAAAGATGTAAGAGATGGTGTATTATAATGAAGAAAGATAAAGTAATTTTAGTTGACTGTGATGGTGTCTTATTAGATTGGATGTACGCATTCGACCAATGGATGACTCGTCACGGTTTTACTCAACATAAACCTGAAGTGTATGATGTTGCCGAGCAATACGGTTTAGAGAAACCATTTGCCAAAATGTTAGTTCGTATGTTTAACGAATCTGCCAACATACGAAAGTTACCACCATTGCGTGATGCGGTCAAGTATATTAAGAAGTTACATTCAGACCACGGATATGTGTTCCACGCAATCACTAGTCTGAGTGATAACCACTATTCTCAGTACTTACGTACAAAGAACTTGATTGAGTTGTTTGGGCCCGGTGCCTTCGAGAAGTTTGTTTACCTCGACTGTGGTGCGGATAAAGATGAAGTACTATTAGATTATCTTGGAACTGAATGTTTCTGGGTCGAAGATAAACCAGAAAATGCGGATGTTGGATTTCGAGTGGGTCTACAATCTATCTTAATGGCACATAATAATAATGCGGATTATGAAGGTCATGCGACTCGCGTACAGAACTGGAAAGAAATTTACAATATTATTACTGGGTAATCCGACCCTTTTAGTGTTTGTATAAATAAAAATTTAATAGTATTCAAGGGTGAATGATGAAGTATGTAGGGTTTAGTGAGCATTATCACGATAGTGGTTTTGCGATCATTGATGAGTCAGGTAAGGTAGATTTCGCTACTCACGGCGAACGATATTCTAAGAAGAAGAATGATCCTCTTATCCCCGATGAACTCTGGGATATGGTATCAGATGAAGACCATGTATCATTCTATGAAGACCATACGGTTAAGTTCGATATGCGCGGAGGGACTGGAGTAAAAGGAAGCACCGACCATTTAGCTAAACGACCGGAAACCGCAGAAGAAACATTCGGTCGTATGCTTATTCCCGATAGTCTGACGTACGATGTCAACCATATGCACCATGAGTCACATTGTGCGGCCGCATTCTACACGCGTCCGTGGGACGACAAACATGATACAGTCCTTGTGTCAATCGACGGTGTCGGTGAGTTACAGTGTGCTACCATCATGGATAGCAACTTTAATCTCATCAAAGAATGGCAATACCCTAAGTCCGTTGGTCTCGTCTACACGACAGTTACCAAGTTCCTTGGACTACGTCCACTCGAAGATGAATACGTTGTTATGGGACTCTCTGCGTACCATGCCACTTCACCTGAGTCTAAGGCGATTACCGACTGGTTGATTTCATGGTGGGAAGACCTAGAAGACCTTGCTCCAGAACTTGCGGAAGGTATCTCAGTCGGTGATATCAAAACCTCTAAACGTGAACAAGATCGCGTAATGTTTCGTGAAAAGTTACGTGCGAAGGTGAAAGCGGTAGAAGACAAAGTTGCCGCACGTGCGGTACAAGACTTCGCAGATTATGCGATTATGCAGATTATGACCGAAGCTGCTAAATATGGTAAGAAACTATGTTACTCTGGGGGTTGTGCGCAGAACGTTGTAATCAACTCACGTCTATTTGAATTGTTCGATGAAGTCCACATTGCGTGTTCGCCAACAGATGCTGGTTCTGGTCTGGGTACTGCTGCGATGTCTTGGGCAAAAGCAACTGGTAAAGATAAACTAATATGGAGTCCATATAGTGGATATGATATACAACGACCTATTAACCCGACTGAAGTTGTCGACCATCTTCTTAGTCACAAGTACTGCGGAATCGCTAATGGCCGTGCTGAGTTTGGCCCTCGTGCACTTGGTAATCGCTCTTTAATCGCGGACGTACGATTCGATATACAGGACACTGTCAACACGATTAAACGTCGACAGAAATATCGTCCATTCGCACCAGCTATCCTAGAAGAGTTCGCAGATGAATACTTCGAAGGGCCTATGAACGAGTATATGCAGTTTACGTCAATTGCGAAACACGACTATGCGCCTGTCACTCACGTAGATGGCACCGCTCGTGTCCAAATTGTCAAAAAAGATTGTGAGTCGGTATTCCGTAAAGTTATTGAAGAATATTACGAAAGAACTGGAGTACCAATGTTACTAAATACATCATTGAACATTCGTGGCAGACCTATGGTCAATGACGAGCACGACGCAGAGTTGTGGGAACAAAAATACGGTGTAAAGGTTTTCTAATGACCGAAGATGTACAACCAATAAGAAAGAAGATTGAACTGGAGGTAGAACTTAATACCTCTACTAAGGAAACTAGTGTCAATAGGTTTCAACCCCTATTGGATTTTTCTGAGGTATTAGATGCCTACCGCATCTTCCCCCGCGCTTTTATCAGCGTGTACATGTATCTATTGATAGAAACAGTAAAATGGTTCATGCTAATACCGGTACCCAACGCATCACAGGCAGGTCTCATATCTGTGGTAGTTGGTGCTGGTGCCGCATGGTTTGGACTATACACATCTACTAGCTCTGGTCGAAGTGCTAAAAAAAATAGTTCCAGTTGATGGCGTCTGAAGTAATACTAACCTCCGAGTTAATCACTTGGAGAGGGACGCCTGGAGTTGGTGATTTTATGTGGGCACTAAATTCTGCCCATAAACATGTAGCCGACAATAACTTAGACAAAGTAAACCTAGAGTTCCATTGGGAGCACGGTGAAGACTACTACCACCACTTCGAAGACCCCGAAACTATTATTGAACGACTAGAGTACATACATAACTTTTATCACCAAAAAGAAAAGGTTATGGTTCATCACATATTCAATTCCACCGGAAGATATACTGACTGGAAGTATGACGATGATGTTGTTTTGGAAACAAATGGTGAACGTAGAGTAGCCGCAATACAAAGGGACAAGGCGAGATTCTTTTTTGAGTCTGGCGCATATAGTGACGAAGAGGGTGGAGATATACCTGATAATGAATGGTTGTTTCGAAAAGACGCATTCCAAAAGACAGTAGATAACCGCATAGTCTTTTGGAGACCTACTTGGAACGCAGAAAAACCGAGAACATGGAAACGTTTATTTACTCAGAGTGATTGGGACACGGCGATACAGTTGTTGCGCGACAAAGGGTTTGAGTGTCACGAGATATCATACAGGACTCCAGTATCAGAAGCAATGTATCTCATCTCAACCTCAAGGTTGGTTTTGTGTTACGATGGAATATGGCACTATATTGCGAAGAACTTTCAGCGGCCGCTTGCTGTAATCAGTTCTGAAGGAGTGACTAAATATCATACTCCACATGCGTTAAGATTACGTACCGAAATATCATATGCCGACAAGAGTGTATGGTGGTGGTTAGAACATATAGAAGTACTTCTAGGACACACTAAACGTAAAGCAGTTAATTTTGAAAAAAGAGTGAGAAAATACTATGGAAATGACTAGAGAAACATTTCAGATTGATCGCGCAGTAATCGAGGTCGCGGGGGGATGTAACTATTCATGCTCTATGTGTCCACAAGATTTACGTGAAGGTGGACGACATAAAGGGTTTCGCCGCATCATGAAACTCGATGAGTTCGAGAAGTACGTTGCGGATTGTGCGCAGTACGGATTGAACGTTGTCAACCTAGATGGTTCGGGTGAAGCCACCATGGCTAAGAACCTACCGGAGTACATTAAGGTAGTGAAGAAGTACGGTGCGAAGGCATTCATCTTCTCTAACGGATTTAAGATGGAAGGTCAGTACATGAGAGATTGTGTTGATGCTGGTCTGGACTTCTATCGATTCTCATTCATCGGTTCGGACGAACAAGACTATAGTAAGTGGATGTACAACGCAGTAGGAGGACACTACGCTCAGATTAGACGTAACATCGAAGAGATGGTTGCGTACGTCAAAGAGTCGGGTTCGGACTGTGTAGTATCTACCTACCACCTAATCACAGACAACAATAACATTGACGAGGAACTAGAGAAGTACAAGACCTTGGTTGATGAACTAGGCGTCAAGACCGAGATATGGAAGATGCATAACTGGTCTGGCGCTTGGGATATTGGTGATAACGCACGTAAAGGTAAGATCAAGACTTGTGGCCGACCATTCTCTCCGGATGTAGTAATCCGTGCCGGTGGTCTTGATAAGAAGACCGGTGCTGTACATCCATGTTGTCAGGTTCTTGGTCGAGATGAAGAGGCAGTTCTTGGTCACTGTTCCGAAGATAATATCGCAGACATCTTTTTTGGTGAAGAGTACGAGACTCTACGGGAACAACACCGAACCGGAGATTATCCAGATTTCTGTAAGAGTTGCGACTTCTTGATCGAAGACCCCGAAGTATTGGTGTACACTAATCACGAACGAGACCTCATGAAAATGCATGGCACAAAGTTCGATTTGAATGATTACCGTGATTAGGTAATATCAGACAATAAAATCTTATAAATAACAGTAATCTTTTAAAAACCCGTAACGGAGAGTTAATCTCAATGGAAAATATTTTAGTAAGAACTGCCGACAACTTTTTCGTTGTAGGTGCTGCCGGAGCTGGTGGTGATCTATTACAGAACCTATATGGAATGTATCTACGCGAAGTGGAAGGCGCAGATTTTGGTTCTAATCTACAAAATGCTGTAAACGCACGAAAAGTACAGTGGAACAGCCTACAAAGTACATGTCTAGGGTTCTGCCCGTGGACAGACATTAGTACTATGGGCAGCTTTATCTTTGCTCTAGAGGCGGGCCAGTTAACTTCTCACAACTTTATTAGAATGCATCGTGACGAAAAAGATGTGTTAACTCATCTATGGCGAGAGTATTCAGTAGGCATGTCCTTCGAAGACTTCTTGAAAGAAGACATGGGTTATTCTCTACTCGATATGTTCAATAGAGATTCTAAATTGTTAACCTACGCTCTAGACGTTTCATACGAGAATCTTGTGGAAAACACTCACACAGTTCTTACTAAAGTAATTGATCACCTAAGTCCTAAAACTACTGACTCTTACGGTAAGATTCGTAAAGAAGTTCAAGTAAATTTTGAAGCAATCAATAAGGTTGTTGATGATTCAGGTATCCGTAATTTGCGTAAGGGTTCTGGAAGCAATCTATTAGAAAAGGTTGACGTTTATGCGGACTGGATTGAACGCGAACAAGCTGCTAGCGTAGACGCACACTTCTATAACGTATAAGTATTAGTATACAGTAATTCAAAGAGCGGACTCCACGTCCGCTTTTTTATATGAGATTTTTATGAAAGCTTTCGTTATCACAATCAAAGACCATGAGAAGTCCGAGCAAGTCGCGGACAGATGTATACAGACAGCAAAAGACTACGGGTTGGATGTCGTCAAGTTTGACGCAATCACCCCTAAAGATGATATACTAGGTATATGTAACCGTGAAGTTATTCCTATCAGTAGATTCCAAGGACGTTACTCTCGTCTAGAAAATTCTTTATCCGCATTCCTTTCTCACTACTCCCTGTGGAAAAACTGTGTTCAACAAAACGAACCGTTCGTTATCTTTGAGCATGACGCGGTAGTGAACAATCCTATCCCCACGACACTACCAAAATATGTGGGGAACATAGGGAAACCTTCGTACGGCAAATTCCTACTACCTTCTTCTGGTTGGGGACGACTGACATCTAAACCTTACTTTCCAGGCGCACACGCATATATCGTAACACCCGAAGGTGCTCAACGACTAATTGACGCTGCTCCACTTCACGCAATGACTACAGATGTTTATCTATCGAGAGAACGTTTTGATTGGCTGGAAGAGTATTATCCGTGGTCGGCAGAGGCTCAAGATACGTTTACCACCATACAGAATGTCACTGGATGTCTCGCTAAACATAACTATGACTCGAACTATGATATAACAGAAGTGTAGTTAGTAAACATATAAATTAGGGGGTAGGGGTGAATACTTTACCTCTCTTTATAAATTGGAAAAATGATGAAAGTTTTACATAATAACGTTTTAGTTACCGCACAAAAAGAACAAGACACGAAGACTGCTAGTGGTCTTATTATATCAGGAATAAAACCTACGGGTCATAAACCTGCCACGGTAGTTAGTATGAGTATTGAAGTTGCACAACATCAAACTATCTCAGCGGGTAGTACAATCTACTTTGATTGGGGCAAAGCGATGGCAGTAGAATTAGATGGTATACAGTGCGCTGTAATCGATTATGACGACATTAAGTTGATAGCCAGTTAATGGTAACAGTATGCTGCGTTCTTTGGGGAGACAAGTTCTCTGAAGACTATGTCCGTAATCTGAAGGCTGGAGTTGAAAGAAACACTACGGTACGTCATAAGTTTGTGTGTTTGAGTGATAGACATATAGATGGTGTCGACACCAAGTTTCTGAAGCCAGGCCTTACTGGTTGGTGGAACAAACTACAACTGTTTGATGGAGATATCTACGGTAGGATGGTATACCTAGACCTCGATACTTTGATTGTAGGCAACATAGACTGGTTACTAAACTATACCGGTGGATTTATGGGTATAGAAGACCTAGGTCATGTGAATGAACATCAACCACATCTAAAAGATAAACTACAGAGTGGTGTCATGGCATGGGACTCTGAAAGTATGGATTGGGTGTACAAAGAGTTTTTCTTTAAAAGAGTTATCGTGACAAAAGAGTTCCGAGGAGATGGGGAATACCTCAACGAAACTATAACCAATCGTACCTTACTACAGCAAGTATTCCCAGATGAGTTAAAATCATATAAATACGAAGTGTACCCCGATAACATAGAAGACGTTTCCATAATATGTTTCCACGGGAGACCAAGTATCATACAATCTATGTCAGAGTCCATTACCACACCCGTGCGCACATATGAGCCACAGGAGTGGGTTAAAGACTACTGGCACCAATAGGAGAATAATATAATGTTAAGCGGATTATTAGGTTCACTATTAGGTTTGACGGGTTCCCTTGTCCCTGCGGTAACGGATCACTTCAAGTCTAAAAGAGACAACGAATTTGAATTAAAGAAGATGGAGAAGATGGCTGAACTACGTGCTGCCGGATTCGACCACGATATGAAAATGTTTGAGACGCAGGCGGCAGATAAAGAGCATGCCCGACTAATCGAACATGACATCTCAATCAACCAAGGTACAGGGTTCATTGCCGGACTACAGAAGTCGGTACGCCCTATAATCACATATAGTTTCTTTGGACTTTTTGCTGTTATTGAGGTTACTCTCTTAATGAACGCAATGAACGCCGAGGACGGTGTTGACTTTAATAACGCAATAGCTATACTATGGGACGATGACACTAAAGCAATCTTTGCCGCTATCATCTCGTTTTGGTTTGGTTCACGTGCGTTAGACAAGTCACGAGGTTTTAGAAAATAATGTATGTGTATATCGCAACAATTAAAAGATGGGTTGATGGCGACACTGTTGACGTTGACATTGATCTTGGGTTCGGTCTTGTTTATGGTAATCAGCGTATTCGTTTATGGGGTATTGATGCTCCTGAGTCTCGCACTAGAGATCTTGCCGAAAAGTCTCTTGGGAAAGAGGCCGCACGATTCGCCGAAGAACATGCCCCAGTAGGGACACAAGTCAAACTAACAACCCATAAGACGGGTAAGTATGGACGTATACTAGGAGAGATTGAGGTCGAAGGAGTAAACCTCAATCAACTCATGATTAAAGAAAACCACGCTAAAGAATACATTCTGTAGGATATTGAAATGAAAGTTAACGTCTTAGGTAACGGAGATCACGCAACCATGTTCGAACGTGGGTCTAGTGGTCTGCTGTTGGTATGTAACATGCCCCCTATGTCACTAGATAAAGAAGAAGTCTATGGTTCTTGTATGGTAGACTTCAAAATGATGACTGCGCTACAAGATCAGTCAGTACAATTAGATATGTACGACTGGATTCTAGGGACGCGACCTCGTCGGTGGATGGAAAAGAATCCCACATTCTACATGAAGTATGCCCAGAACATCAAGGGTTTTCACACCTACATACCAACGTACGCACAACTTAGGGGTCAGAAACTAGAAGATGCTGCCACAAACTATTCGTGCGGTCATATGGCGGTAGACTATGCGTGTCGTGTTATGCAGGCGAAGGAAGTTCACATGTACGGGTTTGACTCTATGTTTGATATGAACCTAGACAGTTTTACTGATAACTTCTTACAGAGTGATAGAAGCGCACTGAACGTACACCGCATGGCAAGTAACTGGAGACCTATTTGGCAAAAGTTCTTCCAAGAGTTTGACAAAACAGAGTTTTTCGTGTATCATAGCCATGATAAGTTAAAATTCATCAAACCCACCAATGTTACTGTTGTCGTAGGAGAAAAACTATGAAGGACAAACTAAAAGAATTATATGAAGAGTACGCACCAAAAGTAAAAGAATTTGTGTTGATAACCGCACGTGATTTCAAAATGTGCTGGACGATTTACCCTAATGTTTTGATATGGTGTGGTATCGCCGGAATTATATTACTACTGATATAAAAAAAAGGGGAGCGCAATGCTCCCCCTATCCTTGCCGGGGATATTCTTAAAATACGGTTAGCATACGACGGAAGTTCTCGACCTCTTCTGGTCGACCCCCACCATCTTTAATTTCTGAATCCCATTGAGAACGAGTAGTGAATGCTACGTCGATGTCTGAAACAGTTGATTTCTTCTCACCACCTACCCACTTACCAGCGTCGGGTGCACCATAGTACAAGTCGACTAGTTCAAAGTCTGGAGTACAGTATTGCGCAAATTGGTCATATACTTCTCTGAAAGAGAACGCCCTGTTATCATACTTAGGACAACCTAAGAATACTACAGCATCAAATTTCTCTTCTGTAGACTCAACAGTCCAATCCAAGTTACCATGACTGTACTGACTAGATGCCTGAACCATATGGCCTCGAAGACCATTCAGACCATACAAGGAATAAAGTAAGCCACGGTGCTGTGGTCGAGTTGGTCGTGCTACTTTAAAGCCCCCACGGTAGTTGAATGCTTTGTGTAACAATGGTAGGAACTGGACGATGATATTAGGATCAATCTGAGAACCCAGTCCTGAACGTTCTGGAGGCAACACATCCAATGTACGGTCAGCATACTCGTCTAGAATCCAGCTAGTTTGACCGTCGTTGAAATGGCCCACATATAGGATATTTTTGTATCCGCGATGCTTTAACATGTTAAGAAACATTGGTACTCGATTGAGAACTTCTTCTATTGTGTTCACATCCGAGTTCTGGTATGCCAAATATTTTCCGTCTTCGTGAAGAATAGTTTTTAACTGAGTGCTCAATTCAAGGGCAAGTGATTCCTTTTCCCCACCATATACAAATTGATAAAACGCTGAACCATCTTCATTCAAGTCACGGAGGATGAGTTCTTTTTTTGGGCTGTAAAACATTGGGTTAGTGTCCTATGTAAATGTTTTGAATGTGGGTTTCAAATTCTTCAATCTTATCAAGACGGTTCGGCCATAAGATATACTCCTTTTCAGGATTCTTCTTTAGGTTAGATAGTAGTGGTTGAACCGCATTGTACAGATTGTCTAAACGTTGTTCGAGTTCACTGGCCGTCGTAGAATTCTCATTGGCGGCACAGAGTGCCTCCTGAACAGCATCTAGTTCAGTCTCATCTACAGCAGTAAACCCGAAATCGAAGTTATAATCTTTCATGGTGTTATTTATACTCAAATAAATTTGACAGAAGCTTATTTGTGTGTTATAATCTCTATTCCAAACAGGGTTGGATAGTATAGCACTGTTACATGTATTTAGTAGTTACAGTAAGTGAGGTTTTTTATGATGCACGGTAATATGAGAACATATGCTTCTGGTCGAAAGAAGAAATACAACGCATGGACAACTAAGAAGAAGACTCCTATTAAGTTCGAACCGATGGAAGTGAGGTCAGAACCTTACCGAAGGGACACTCCGGTTTATAAATCCCTCGATAGTGGTATCCATGATACCCAAAAGAAAGAAAGAATGAACTACACCGGTACTCTAGTCAAAGGTATCAGTACTATGCACAAGAGTAATGCGGTACCCATAATTGACGCTCAAGAGGCGAAAGACCACGCCAATATGCGCAGATGATCATAAAACACTACACTATATTCCAAATAGTTCTAAAAAAAGATGATTTTGGGGTTGTATAATGTAGTTAGTGGTGGTATAATAGCTACCTAACTGATTGAGAGAGTCGTTATGTATAGTATTGAAGGTCGTCACGCCAAACCAGAGATCGTTGAAGAGTACGTCGCCCGTCTTATGGGTGCGTTGAAGATTCACCGATTCACTTCGCGAATGGTCACTATCAAGTTCAAGACTCAACTTGATAACTCTGCGCAAGGTCTATGTGAAGGTGACGTGGACTATGCTGAAATCCAGATCGCTAGACGTGACCAGTCATTCCTAAAACAAATGCAGGCACTCGCTCATGAGATGGTTCACGCTCGCCAGTTCCTTCGCGGTGAGTTGACTGCTGTCGGTGTCTGGAAATGGAAAGGTCGTAACGCTGACAACTATGCTTACACCAACCAGCCATGGGAGAAAGAAGCGTATCGTCTAGAACGTGAACTGTTCCTCGATTGTTTCCCTTTTGAAATGATGGATTAATTACTTGACGTAGAGAGTAATTGTCGATGGATCGACTTTGGTCGGTATACAGTAAGCGCCCACCATATTGTTATGGTGGACGTTCGTATGTTTTCCGTGTACTATAGCATGAGCATATTCTTGACACACATTAATGCTAGCGAAGTACATATCATTAGATACGATGACTCCCTTTAACATCACTGTCAGAACGAATGCGTGTATCATTGTGGCCAGATACTGTACATGAAAGAAATTAAAAGATATAGGAAGTACCCAAGAGCACCTATCATTGAAATGTTTATCGTGTTACTAATAAGATTCTTTCGTTTACGTTCCTGAGCATAGATCGTCTTTTCTCGTTGTTCGCGAATCTTTCTACGCATCTCGATAAGTTCTTGATAACCAGATGGGCCATATGCGTAAGTTAACAGACTTCTTAGTTCAGCTTCTTGTTGCTGAATCTTTTTCTCTTGGATGAGTGTGTTGAGAGCTTCTTCTTCTACTGATGTCCTATCTACCAATTTTCGAAATAGTGGAGGATTTAATGCTCTGCGTTTAGCTTCGTTGAAATCTGACACGGCTGAGTACCACTTGCCCATCTGGCCAAAGGTATCTTCCACGTCACGTCCCATAGCAACCATTTTTTGAACAGTCTTGAACGCAGATGTCGCCATAGCCACAGCCGTTATAGGGTCGATCATATTACACCTAGTTTTTTTTATTATTAGTGTATCTGATATTTATAATTTGAAAGGTCTGGTCTACGAATATCAATTGAATGGATAGGGACTATTCATGAAATAAATGGCGAATAGTATTGACTATTGCTTTAAACGCGAGTATAATGGGGACTTATTAGATAGAGGTGATATTATGTTTTATGTTATGACGATCAGTACCAATCTCCGCAAGGCGGGCCCTTACGCAACTAAGTTGCAAGCGTATGAAGCGCAAGATACTTTCCCGAATCCGAATTCGTTATGTGTCGCTCATGCTAAGATGGACACCATTGTCTATCATTCGAAGTTTGCTAGAGTCGGTCAAACTATTCGTTGGAGAACTGGATTGCAGACCCAAGAGGGTACTGTATCATTTATTCACCGTGACCTTCCGACTGCTTCTGAAAAAGTTAACGCTGACTTCTATATTGTCCGAACTGAGAAAACTACTGTGTCACTAAACAGTAACGCGATGGAACATCTGGAGGTAGAGAACCTATCTACGGGAATTTGTTTCGCGGAAATGGTAGCGTAAATATCTGATGACCAACACTTCTCGGTTGGTCACGTTTACCACTGGTGTTTTCAAAAGAAGTATTGTATAATGGTTGTACAAATTGAGATAAGAGAGTAAATGATTATGACTAGATTCAACAAAGAAGAATTCACTTGGGACGGTATGTACCTAATGTATCAGGGTCGTCACACTAAGTCTGTCAACATGGAAGTAGCAAGACCTGACTGCCACCCATCTTGGCACGGTAAGCCACAACCAACTTTCATTGCGCGATTCAAGTACGGTTCTAAACCTTGGAAGTCGTGGGTTAACTTCCTTTGTAAGACTACTTCAGTTGAAGATTATATCGAGTTGAGTGAAGAATCCTCTCCGCTGGCAGCGATGGAATATCTAGGTTTTAAACCACGTAAGAGGAGAGCATAATGTACGGTTCAGTTGGTGACACAATTCAATGGGACACTCCTCGTGGTGTCCTTTCAGGTCAGATAGCGTTTGTTCATGAAGACCTTACAGGTGATGGTATTGACTACTACAGTATTGCCACCGGCCCTGAACCTATGGACAGACACTTTCTCGATAGTGATGCCATGTCCAATCTAAATGTTATTAAAATTAATT